ATTATAATGCAATAGCTATTGGTAGTGTTATTCAACAAAAAGATGAGATGAATGAAGATATGTTTCGTCATCTCATCCTAAATGCTATCCGTATGTATCGAACTAAGTTTAAAGAAAATTATGGCGAGATAGTAATATGTGGTGATGGTAGAAAGAATTGGCGTAAAGACTTCTTTCCTAATTATAAATTTAAACGTGGAGACAGTCGTAAAAAAGATAAGGTTGATTGGAATGAACTCTTTAGAATTACCTCTCAAGTTTATCAGGAGATTAGTGAACACTTTCCATATAAAACTGTATTGATAGATGAATGTGAGGCAGATGATGTCATTGCAACTCTAGTAGAAGAAACACAAGAGTTTGGCAAGAACGAACCTATTATGATTGTATCATCAGATAAAGACTTTGCACAACTACAAAAGTATGCAAATGTTCAACAATACTCTCCTTTGAAGAAATCATTTGTAGTAGAACGTAATCCTAGAAAACAGCTATTAGAACTTATATTGAGAGGGGATGTCTCAGATGGGGTTCCTAATGTCTTAAGTGCGGATGATTGTTTTGTAGAAGGTATTAGACAAACACCCATGAGACAAGCTATTATAGATAAACTTACAGAAGACATCAAAGCTATGGGTGACGAGGTGTATAATAATTACTGTCGTAATAAAAAACTTATTGATTTGGAAGAAACCCCTAATTCAGTAAAATCTAAAATACTAAATAGCTTTGAAGAGCAAGACAAGTGGAACAACAGAGGTAAAGTATTTCCCTACTTTGTAGAGAAGCGTTGCCGAATGTTACTAGAGGATATAGAGGACTTCATTTAGTATGGTAAACAAGACTACATATAATGTACATGAGATTTTAGAACAAGTTTCTAAAGCTAAAAGTCGCACAGACAAAATAAACATCTTAAAATCAAATCAAAACAACTGGGCAATGAAAGATATATTGCGTGGTACTTTTGATGATTTGGTTACATGGAACTTGCCTAATGGTAAGCCCCCATACGAACCTGCTGATGAGAGATCCATTCCATCTAATCTAATGCAACACAATAAAAAGTTTGCTTACTTCATTCCTAATGGACCAGGATCTAAAATGGCAGCAGTCAAGAGAGAAAAGATCTTTTTGGATATGTTAGAAACAGTACATCCAAAAGATGCTGAACTTCTTGTTGGTATGATCAATAAGAAAATGCCTATCAAGGGCATTACAAAGAAACTGGTACAGGAGGCATTTCCAGATTTAATAGTTAAGTAATATGTAATACAGGAGAAGGTATGAGTAGAATCCAACTTGATAGACTGAGAAAAGATTTAGAAGAATTAAACCTATACATAAGTAAAGTAAAGGAAAAGGGTAAGATGGACCTAGTTTCGAAGTTAAATAAAAAAAGAGATTTTCTAGTGTCTAAGTTGGAAGCTGCATAAAAAGGTAAAGATTGGGGTTGCCAATCTGATTAAAAAAGGTTATAATGATGCCTACATACACAATGGTAAACGTGTCCACAAGTGAAGAAAAAGAAATGATTTTATCTCTAGCAGAGCGTGAGGAGTTTTTGTCTAATGGTGAGTGGAAACAAAAGCTGATTACTCCTAAGTTTATTTCTCAGCATGGTTCTACTCACAACAAGGCAGGTGATGGTTGGAAAGATGTTCTTCGAAAAGTTAAATCTGGTTCTGGTAAAGATAGTAAGATAGACGTATAATATGACAAAACGTGTGAAGAGTTTGAACAACTCTATGACTGTTAGATTGGCTGATCTATTACAACATGATCCGTTGACAGCAACTCAAGAAGCTGCTTATTCGGCATGGGATGACGGTGACAACTTAGTCCTTACAGGATCTGCAGGTACAGGCAAAACCTTTATGGCATTGTATCTTGCATTAGAAGATGTTTTAGAAGCACAGGAATATGATAGATTAGTTATCGTAAGATCTATGGTTCCAACAAGAGATATGGGCTTCTTGCCCGGTACTAAAGAAGAGAAAGAAGATGCTTTCACCTCTCCATATAGAAATATATGCCATGAGCTATTTGGAGATAAGGCATCGTATAATAAAATGATAACTTCTGGTCAAATCTCTTTTGACTCAACTTCATTTATTAGAGGCACGACATATGACAATAGTATAATAGTTGTCGATGAGATGCAGAATTTAAATTTTCACGAGTTAGATTCTGTGATCACACGTGTGGGTAAACACAGTAAGATTATTTTCTGCGGTGATTATAAGCAGAGTGATTTTAAGTTTGATGATGAAAAGAATGGTATTATGAAGTTTCTACAAATTGTAGAACAGTTACGCAACTTTACTATAGTAAACTTTGGATGGGAAGATATTGTGCGTTCTGATTTTGTGAGAGATTATATAATGACAAAAGAAATGCTAGGATACTAAGAGAGGTTAAAATGGCAAAATATTCTAGGTACGATCCACGCAACAAGAAACGTGGTAATAATAAAATCAAGTCTCAAACAAAAGACTTACGAATACGTGAGGTTTCAGGTAATGAAAATAAACAGATGCTAAATGAAGTAATGTTTGACGATGAGTATGATCATGACGAACTTGACAACCAACAACTCCAAGGATAATTTACCAAGCCATATACACGTTGTTTCTGTAGAAGATCATTCCTATTGGAAACCATTATTACTTGAATCTATTAATAGTATGATAACTAAAAACAATATTCAAGTCAATGAGAAGGGATATTATTACGATTTTAATATTCCGAAAGTGCATAGAGATTATGGTAAGTTGATGGACAATATACTTTTGTCTTATGTTGAAGATACTTTGTGTGATAATTATGGGCTTAAAAGAGAAGGCACTGACACATATTGGTTTCAGCAATACTTTCAAGGATCTGATTTTGGTTGGCATCAACATTCAGGGCATTGGGCGATGGTTTATTATGTTGAATTGCCTGAAATGACAGAGGCAACTGAGTTCTTAAACTACGGTCAATTCAATGTTAAAGAAGGCGACATTATATTTTTCCCAACATTTTTAGTTCATAGATCTCCAAGTATTAAAAGTAATCAAAGAAAAACCGTGATAGCAAGTAATCTAGACTTTACTGTGGATAGAGAAAGAATAAATTATTATGGCATCGAATATTTTAAACATTGACGATCATTACTTACAATGGCCTAAGGATAGTTGGGGTGGCACAGATCTAAACAATCCTGATATGGTCAATCCTTGGTTAGAGATACAAGACATTGTAAATCCTAAAAAAGTTATTGAGATTGGTATGTTTGCAGGGCACTCATCTTTATTGATGATGAATGTGTTTAAGAACCTAGAGACTTTAGAGAGTTATGATCCTAGTGAAGTATCTAAACATAATTATAGACAAATTAAGAAATATTATCCTCAACATACATTTTATCAAGAGCCTATCTGGAATAATGAACACAGACATACTGATATCGATTTAATATTTGTGGATGGAGATCATACAGCACCTGCACCTGAAAAAGATCTAGGATCTTGTATGAAAATAAAGCCAAGATACATTCTTGCTGATAACATAGAGCATCTTGGAGTTCGTGATCCAACAAAGAGAAAGTTTAAATTATGGGATGTTAAGTATGATCCTAAGTATTGGTTTTATACTAATGTTAAATATAGTAGAGTTACTAAACGCACACTGAAATCCCCCGGAATTATGGGGCTATTTAAAATGGAAGGCACTTATGACAATTGAAATGATTTTGAATCTTAGATACCAATGGGAATCTATGGTATCGTTTAGAAGAAGTTACGATTTACCTAGCTATGAGGGCAATATACATAACTTAAAGGACTTTATTAAAAACGGACATAAGTCTAATAGATTTAGAAAAAACTTTAACGAAGCCATGCGATTAGCGAAAGAGATTGTTGAATATTATGAGCGACCTGTGGCATCATTGGATAAAAAGCTGGCGAGACAATCACGGTAAAGATACTATCAGATGGAAAACAACTGTAGGTATTGGCGACAGTATGTATGGTCTTAACATTGCTTATATGAGAGCATTTGCTAATCAAAAACCAACAAAGTTTCAACTACATTTTTTTCATCCAAAAGACTATGTACATCACTATGAAGACCCTGAAGCAGTTGCGGCTAGAGTCGAATATATTCGTGACAGGTATATGTGGAAAGATATTGTAGATGTTGAATACGTTTATGATAGCACTGACACAGTATTATATAAGCAGTTTTATCAAGGCGTCACTAGACGCAAGCACTCTGAACTATATCGATATTGGGCATTAGATCCTACATTATCCACTAATTCGCAGAATAGAAAAATAGTTTTGTGGAGACCTACTAATAATATGCAACAGCAAATTGCTAATGATAAATATATACTTTTAGATTGGGAGTGGCAAAGGCTTATTGACAGGTTAGAAGATTTTGGATATAATGTGACAGAGATTGACTATAGAACTCCTATAAGAGAAGCGTTATATCATATAAGAACTTGTGAGTGTTGTTTGTCGTATGAGGGGATGTGGCATTATATTAGTAAGAACCTTTTTAAGCCTCATATAGTGATAGGCACTTCTAATATTTCTAAGTGGCATACTCCTGCTGCAGTATTAACAGATAAAGGGTTCTATATAGATAGAGATCTTAAAAAGATTGATTATATGATAGAGTCCGCAACAGAGAACGCAG